TAAGACTAGGTTGGAAGACTAAGTATGATGATTATAGATTTGAATGGAGTCCTATGATAAGTTTTGTATTCTTTAAATGGCAAATAGCCGTAACATTCGTTGCGCCTCATGCGGACCAATATTGGGAATCTTGGCTATATTATACAAGAGAAACTACAGGGTCTATAGAAGATAGAATAGCTCAGTGTAGAAAAAAAGCTCCTCAAATTTGGACTACATATCATCCAAATAGTACAAAAGAAAGAATAGATTATTATAATTTAATATTAAAAGAAAAATGGCTAAAGAAAAATATTTCAAACCTATAACTAGGATAAAAAAAGTTTTGAAATTTTACCTTCAGCGAGGGGTAAATAAGGAGAGTGTGAATAAGGTATTAAGAAACATTCTAAAACAAATTAAATGATGAGTGATATATCAATGTGTTCAGGGACCGGATGTGAATTAAAAAAATCATGCTACAGATTTACAGCAGAGAAAGGAATGAGACAATCTTATTTTTCAAAACCTCCTATTCTTCCAACTAATGAATGTTTTTATTATTGGAATAATGGAATTATTGAAGTAAATTTAAAAAAAATTGAATAATTATGAAATTAGAAATAACTCACTACGATATAAAGTATACAATAGAAACTAAGAATGATGACATTCCTACAGAAGTAATAGTAGAGCACATTTACAATCTATTGGTTCAGGTTGGATACCAACCGTTAGACATTGCTCAAGAACTTTCAGAGAAATCAGAAGAAATACTTAGAGTTAAAAGATATAGAGAAGAGCTTGTTGAAGAATTAAATTTTGAGAAAAGAGCAAACAATGTAAATCCATGGTAGATAAATATATAGAAATGCGCAATTCAGGTCAATATAATATTGTATGGTTCTATGACTATTATAATCTTAATGGAGGTAAGGCTATTGATTTAAATCAATTTCATTCAGCATTTCAAATGTATGGATTAAATGATATAGTGGCAGGATTAGATAAGAAATTAAATCTAAATTCAATTCTTGATAAAAATGGAAACACAATTAAAATATTAAAAAATGAATAACTTACAGAAGACTCATATAGGAATGATTAATTCATTCAATATTTTATTAGGCCACGCTACAGTAGAAGAAGTTGTTAGTTCGGGAATAGGGTTCTTTACCCATTCTCCTGACACAGATGGTTCATTAGAGAGTATAGAGTTTATGATATTCTATTTCAAAAACCTTGAGATGTATGAAAGATGCTCTAAACTAAAGGAGTATATTGATAAAACATTCAATGAAGATGGAACATTCAAAGAAGAATCTTGTAAGTGTGAGTATCCTGAGATAGATGAATATGTTCGTAAAATAAAATGTTGTACATGTAACCTAAGAATTAAAATGTAACATGAAAGAAGATACTAAATTAAATATTAAAGTTTATGTATTAATAACAATATTCATATTAATATTAATATTTGAATAAAAATTATATATGCAATCTAATATATTAGAGAGAAGTTCGGGTTTTAATAATGAAGAAATGTTTAAAAGATGTGATATACTTAAGAGTATTGCATTTGATACAGTTGAAACAAAATCAGGAAGAGGTAAGCATGCAAAGATTATTAAAAATTTTAAACATAATATACCCTCTGAAGCTAGACAACGCATAGCTAATAGTTATGAGCATTACAAAAAACTTTACGAGAAAGATATGGAAAGAAATAATCAAATCAAATTTAGAGATTATCAGTTTGCTATTATAAGAAAAGGTACAGAGATAGTAACCAATAATGGCTTCTTATACTTAGCTATGGAAGTTCGCACAGGAAAGACTCTTACAAGTCTTGGAATTGCAGAAAGAATTAACAGTAGCAACGTATTGTTTTTAACAAAAAAGAAAGCGATAAGCAGCATTCAGAAGGACTACGAGATGCTTAACCCTCCTTATCATTTAACAGTTACCAACTACGAGAGTTTACATAAGATACCTGATACCAAGTGGGATTTGATTATTTGTGATGAGGCTCATAGTATGGGAGCTTTTCCTAAGCCAAGTAAGAGAGCTGTTCAAGTAAAAGACTTAATAATATTGACAAAAGCTAATGTTATTTTATTATCAGGTACTCCTACTCCTGAGTCATACTCACAGATGTATCATCAAGTTTATGGAATACCAAAAAATCCTTTCAAAGAATATAATAGTTTCTACAGATTTTGTGATAACTTTGTAAAAGTAACCTCTAAGATTATTAATGGACTATCCATGAATGATTATTCAAAAGGTTTGGATACTATAGTTAAAGCAATGGAGCCTTTTACAATAAACTATACTCAAGCAGAAGCAGGATTTGTAGCTACAACTACAGAAGAAGTATTTGAAGTAGAGTTAAAAGAATCAACCTACAAGTTGATTAATAAGTTAAAGAGAGATTTAATTATAGAAGGTAAAGAAGAAGTTGTATTAGGTGACACTCCTGTAAAGTTAATGAGTAAGATACATCAATTGTATTCAGGAACAGTTAAGTTTGAGAGTGGAAAGTCAATGGTAATTGATACCACTAAAGCAGAGTTCATTCAACAACAATGGATGGGTTGTCAGATTGGTATCTTCTATAAGTTTAAAGAAGAATTAGTAGCTTTGCAGCAAGTATTCGGAGATGAACTTACTACTGACCTAGATGAATTTAATTCGTCCTTTAAATCCATAGCTTTACAAATAGTTTCAGGTCGTGAAGGTATAAGTTTAAAAAAAGCAGAGTATCTTGTATATTATAATATTGATTTCAGTGCTACAAGTTATTGGCAGTCTAAGGACCGAATGACTACTAAGGAAAGATTAGAAAACCAAGTGTTTTGGATATTCGCTAAAGGCGGTATTGAACATGAGATTTACAAAGCAGTAACCAAGAAGAAGGACTACACGTTGGCCCACTTCAAAAAAGATTTTGACTTATGATAAATTCAACAGAATGGTGGGAAGGTTATCCTCCTGAGGAAAAACAATGCATTTGCAAATATTGCTCAGAGGATTCCGATGGAGAATTTTGCAACAGAGAATGTGCTAAGGCATATAAACAAGACAACTAAATAAATAATAATGGCAAGTAAAAGAAATAGGATGGCAGGAGACCATCCTTCCTATGACAAACTAAATATGTCAGAAGAAAGGAGAAAGAAGAAATTAGAGTATGACTCCAATTATGAAAAAAGTAATAAGAGAGTTAAGTATCGTGAGGAATTAAATAAAGCCAATCATCATGCCGGAACTTACGGTAATGGAGATGGAATGGATATGAGTCATACTAAGATTGGTGGCATGGTAAAAGAGAACATGATGTCCAATAGAGGAAGAAATGGTCATAACGGTAAATCTACAAAGAAATGATAAAATGTTTATGTATAGACGCAGACAACAAGCCTAGTAAGATACCTCAACACAAATGGCTAGAGAAAGATAAAGAGTATACATTGGCTTTCAGCATGACTGTGCTACCTCAAAAGCAATTGGCTTTCCAAGTTCAAGAGATTGACCTTGATGATAGTTGTTCTCCATTTACGTGGTTTTTGGCTAGTCGATTTTCTTTTAGAAAAGAAGATTTAGATAAGCTAGTTGAGTTCATAAAAGAATGTAATAAAATTACGTTCTCAGTGAATGAGTTAATGAAGACAACTAAGATAGATGAAAGAAAGTCAGATACAATCGAAAAAGATTAAGGAACTTGAAGCTCAGGGATATTACGTTCTAAAGTTGATTAAAACCAATAAGAATGGAATCCCTGATTTACTTGTTATCCCTCCTAATTCTGATGTATTATTCATAGAAGTGAAAGGACCAACAGGTAAGTTATCAAAATTACAAGAGTATAGAATAAAAGAACTGACCGCTCATGGAGTAAAGGCAGAAATATTTAAACCAATTTAATCAAATGCAATCATACAAAGAACAACAGGATTTAGAGATAATAAAATTAAAAGAAATAATAAACGAGACTTTTAGTGTAGATGTTTGTAATATTAGTAGAAAAAGAGAAATCATAGATGCTAAAAAAATATACTCAAAAATATTAAGAGATAGAGGATATAGTTACGAAACTATAGGCCAATCTATAAATAAAAATCATGCCACAATATTGCACTACATGAGTAGTATAGATTTTACTCTTACTTATGATAAAGTAATGACTAATAAATATATATTCTGTAAAAAAATATTTCTTAACGACTTAGATGAGTTGCCTATAAAGAAAAAAAGAATGAAAGACAAGGATATATTTATGACTGTAGCAAGACTTAACGTAGAATTACAGGAAGCTATATCCGATAAGAAACAAATATTGACTAAATTTGTAGACTGCATTGAGAAATATGAAAAAGAAAAAGGATATTATTTTAATAGCGAGGTATTAAAAAAAGTAATATTACCATTGTTTAATGAATAAAATATAAATTATGAAACCCATTTTAAATAGCGAATTCGAAAGAGCATCTAGGATTGCTAAGAGATTAAACGACTACCACTTATTATTAGCTAATATCTACGAGAATTTAGTTGACCGTGATTTTAATATGGTTAGAAAAGAAACTCAAATTTTAATTATTGAATTAAGATATATACTAAAATCAACAGAAGAAGATGACTTTTGAAACAGAGCAAGACTTAAAGAGAGAACAAAAAGCTATAACTACATTTGTAGATACATTCGGTGGCTCGTTTAAAAAACTTGACCCACATGATATTGACTACAAAGTATTTGATAAAAGCGGAAATCTAATAGCATATGCTGAAGTGAAAGGAAGAATTAGAACCATGCACAATGCGTATCCACTTCCTGTAGCGGCAAGAAAGGCAGTAAAGCTTATAGATAAAAGATTGTCTCCTGTAATGATATGGTCTTGTGAAGATGGTATAATCTACGGAAAACTTAATAAATTAAAAGGAATAGCCAAGTGGGGTGGTCGTCCCCCACGTGTAGGCTCCTTTAATGATTTAGAGTTAATGATTTTCTATGATAAGCAAAAAGAATTAAAGTATGTTAGATTTGTCTAACTTCCTCCAAACATTATTTTATACATTTTAGGATTTGTTTTCTTAAGTTCTTCTTTGCTTATTTTTCCTTTTTCTTTTATCGGTTCTTTTTTATCAGTACCAAGTCCACCCGCTAGAATTGCATGTCCTAAAGACTCTAAAAATATTTTAGCAGTTTCATTATTTTTATTTTTATCATATTTTTCTTTAAAATAATGAGTTATCGCTTCCCCAACCGGTATAGGAGTTTGATTTCTCAATATATATTCCATAAAACCAATCCCTCTTTTCTTTTTATCTTTTCCTCCAATAAATGCTAATGGATTATTCATTACATCTTTTTTTAATGCAATATCAGTAACAGTTCCTGCAATAGGACTTAACATATATCTTCCTTGAGTTGACAAAGAATTCAATACACTAGATTTATGTTTTTCTCCAATCACTTGTTTATAGGATATTTCTCCAAGAGAAGCTAATAATTTATATGATTGGTCATTTGATTTAGTTAATGGAATATAACTACCATCTTCTAATTTTGTACATAAAAAATCAGGCTTAGTAGGGTCAGTAACATTTACTTTTTCTTTTGAACCTAATGTTGCCAATACAAATTGATTTAAAGCCAATGCCGCTGCATGAACTGCTAATCCTTCCATCTGCCTTCTTAATGTAATTTTAGCTACATATTTTTCTCCAACACTTGATTTACTATTTAATAAAGTACCCAATGCTCTAGTAGGATTCAATATTGTAGATTGGTATTTTGCAACAGTTAAATTCTTAGCAAACAATACTGTATTAGCTACTTCTTCTAAACCACCGAGATGACCTCTTGTGGTTACTCTCCCTGCTTCAGTTTTATATTTAGAAGAGCCACTTGAATAATTATATTCAGCAACTAAATTTTTTAAAAAATTAGGGTCTGATTTTATTATCTCAGGCGCTTTATTATATTGTTCGCTCATTTGAGATAGTCTAATTGCTTTTAAAGCAAAAAAAGCTCTTTCTCCTGCTGAATTAGATTTTCCTACTTCATATCCTGTATTATGAACCTCAGGATTAATATCTGCTCCTTCTTTTAAAAATAAATAATAATTAGGGTCAGCTAAGTGCACAATTTTAGCTTGCTCATAATATTTTTTACTAAACATATATTTATATTGATTTGTAAACATTTTCATAGAGTGACTATACTCAGATGGTCTTTTTAAACCACCAATTAAATGCGTCATAAATCCAACTCCACCGTGTCCATAAACTTTAATTTTACGAAACATATCAGGAATTGATTTTAATGCTAATACAAATTTAGGAGTATTTGCTTCTTTAATAAACTCCCTAGCTAAATTCTGAGCCTGATTGATTTTATTTCTTTTTTCATACATATCAACAGTAGTAACTCTTGATGATTTAGGTAATACAATAGCCTCCATAGTTTGTCTAACATTGTTTAATCCTAAATCTTCTGTTACCATTCTAACCATATCTGCAAATTCAACTCCTTTATCTAAGTATGTTTCTTTGGCATAATCCCAAATAGCTTTAGCTTGAGATGGATTAAATTTATTATCTGTCTTTCCTTTTAAATTTTCTCTTAATTTAATAAGTCTATCTTGATATTTAACATCTTTAAGAGTAGCTGTCAAATCAGATATCTCTTTAGCCCATACAGAACTTTCTTTAGTAGGTTTTACTTTTCCTGATTGAACATCGTCAATTTGTTTTTGTAGCTGTTTTATTCTTTGTTTTATTTTTTTATCTATATCATCAGTTTCTTTAGTAGATAAATCTATTTCCTTTTCTTTTTTACCATTTTTTTTCTCGTACTGTTCTGCTAATTCATCTTTAGCCTTAGATATTTTATCATAAGTATCTTGCAATTCTGTTTTAGCTTTAGCTATATCATCAGCAAGTTTCTGCACTAAATCAGATTGTTCCTTAGTAAGTTCATCTACATTTAATTCTTTCTTAAATTCATTTTCTAATTTATAAAAAGAACCGTCGTAAATATCTGTCTCACCCCTAAAGGCAGCACCTGTTTTACTCCAAGCAAGTTTAGTAGGAGCTATAACATCTTTATTAAATTTGTCAGCTTTTGCTTTGGCCTCGATATACTCAGGACTATCTATTCCTTTTTTATATGCTTCATTTACATCCTTTATTAATGTATCTTCAAAGTGAGCTCTTGCTACAGCCAATTCTTCAGCAGTAAGTACTTCTCCACTTTTTACTTTTTCTACAATAGCATCAATGTCCGCTCCTGCTTTTAATAGTTCACGACCTACTTGTACAGCATCCTCGCTATTCCAACCTTCACCGGGTACAGGGGCCTCTAATCCTAACTCGTTAGCAACCCTTTTCATTGATTCATTTCTAATACCAACCCTTAGAGATTCAGGTTCTTCAGTTGGCTTCTCTACAGGCTTAGGTTCTTCTATTGTAGTAATATCAGGAGTTTTTACTTCTAAAACTTTAGCAGGTTCAGCAGTAGGTATAGCATTTTTTTTATCGTAAAGTTTTTTTAACTTATTTGATGTTTTTTTTAGGTCTATTTTAGCCTCACTTAAGTCATCTTTATATGAATCAATGATATCCTGTTGGTCTTCTTTAAAGTTTTCAATTTGATATTTTATTTCTTCTATCTTATCTAACTTTTCATCTCGACTTAAAGATTTATCTTTTTTAACTTCTTCAAGTTCTTTTTTAATTTTTTCTTTTAATTCAACAATTCCCTCTTTAGTATTACTTTGTTCTGTTTTTATTTCATCTTGAATATCTTCAATTTTACTTTCGTAATAGTTTACATCATCTTCAAGTTGAGATATTTCTTTATTTAATTTATATAATTCTTTAGATTCTACAGTAGCAACCTCAGTAGGCTCCTCTACAGTAGCAACCTCAGTAGGCTTAGTTTCATTCCAATTTTCTATAACTTTAACTTTTCCAAAATCACGGACAAGTGCTTTTCTTGATTTAAATCTATCTAAGCTTTTATCTCCTACATTTTTTTCTATTGAACCATATTTTTTTGCTGATTCATTATCATATGTTCCAATATGCATAAGTTCTACTTCTGCATTAAAAAAGTTACGTTTACTAGGGTCTACTCTTGGATTTTCAAGAAGCTTATATACATATCTTTGACCATTCTCATCTCTAATATAAATATCTCCTACCTTTAATTCATTTGCATTTATTTCTTTTGTTTTATAATCTCTAGGATTTATTTTAGTTGGCTTATTTTCATTGGTAATTTTTTTATTTAAAATATCTATAGCCTGTTCCTTAGTCAGATTATTTTTTCTTGCAATACCATCATTAGCTCTTTTATCAGGGAATGATATATTATAAGTATCTCCTACCTTAGAAATATAAGTTTTTTCAGCAATTTCAATAGGAGCTCCCACACCACTTAAATCTGATTTAGCTTTTTCATCTATTGCAGTTATAAATTCTTCAGCAGTTTTTGGTCCTTCAGGAGTAACCTCAGTAGGCTTTACTTCTTCAGTAACTACTTCTTGCGGTTGAGATTCAATTCTTTTTACTTCATCTAATTTAGCCTGTGCTTCTTCTTTGGTTTTAAAAGTCAAAGGATTGCCATCTAAATCAGTTATTGTTTTCATAGATGGATTATTACCTTCTGATGCAGGGGTATAGTTTCCAATTAAAAACTCTCCATTATTTTCCTGAACAGTCATATTAGGAACGTCTTGGTCAAAATAAGTTTTATAATCCTTTACTTCTTGCGGTTGCGCATTAGTGATAGTTTGTTCGGTAGGGATTTCAGGTTTGGCGTTTCCTTCGCCCACTTTTTGCAGTCCCAATTCGGGTTGTTCTGTGCGTAGCACGCTTTCATTTGTTCTTTGCTTTTGAATGGCATCTTGTTCTTTTTTAAGGGTTTCTAAATTATTTATTTCAGTATCTATTTCGGCAATTCTAGGATTATTATCATCTTTAATTGTCTCTAATTCAGATTCTAGTTTAGCTATTTTTACTTCAGGAGTTTCTATAACTGCATTATTTGTCAAGTCAGTTAACTCTGTATTTAAACCTTCTAATATTTGTCTTTTTTCATCTATATTAGTCTTAGCAGTATCTCTATCTGCTTGGGATTCTAAGTCTGTAAATCCTAATGATGCTTCGTCTAAACTAGCTTGAGCTTCAGATATTTTAGTGTTTAATTCTTTTTTCTTTAAACCAAGTTCAGAATTATCGAAATAATCAGCAATAGCAGCTGCTTTTTTAGTATAAAAACTTTTTTGGTCATCATTAAGGTCTTCATTATTATTGATATCTTCAATAACAGCATCTTTATTTTCTACTATATTATTTATAGTAGTATGAGCATCCAATTGATTTTGAATTTTTAATGCTTGGTCTCCTAATTTTTTCTTTAACTCTAAATCAGGTTCTTTAAGAATAGCATCTCTCAATTGGTTTCTTGATTCTGTCAAATCTTTTACATCAGTTTCTGTTAGATTTTCATTATGTGCTATTTCTAAATTATCTTTAGTTTCATTTAATACTCTAACATAAGAACCTAATGGGTCAGTCTTTAAAACATTATCATAATAATGATTAAGTTCATTATGATTCTTATATAAACTTCCTGCATGAAGTAAACTAAATCCAATACCCATTGCTGCTTCTTGAGTCACTTCTCCTTTTGACAATAATCTTTGTTCAGTAATACCTGTTCTTAAAGCTCTAGCAGTAGTAAATACACCTGCTGTAGCTAAGGGATTAACTATAGCTGTAGCAACTGCACTATTGACTCCTGCCTTAGCTACTTGTTTGGCTATTACGGGAGTTACTTTTCCTGTAATTTCACCTAAACCATGTAGATATAAGCCTTCTGCGAATCCTTCTATACCTCCTTTTAATCCTTGTATAAAAGTATTATCATTCTCTTTTGCATTAGCCATAGCCTCTGTAGCGCCTTTTGCAGCCATTATCTTTGTCATTGCTGACTTTGCTCCTTCTTCTAAAAATTTAACTGCTTTAGGGGCATATTTTTTAATTAAAGGTTTTGCTTCAGTTACAGCCTTTTCAGTCCATAAAGTAGCTTTTCCTATTGCAGGCTCAGGATTTTCTAAAAGTGCTGCTCCTAATATTTCAGGTACAAATCCAACTACTCCTTTTGCAACTTCTGTAGGTAAATTTCCTTCAGGTAAAGATTCTTTTTGATACTTATCAATTCTTTTTATAGCATTTTGAATATGCGCAGAACCAAGACCTAGACCTGCTGTAAGAAGATTCTTTTGGTCTTGTGGTAAAGCAGAATTTATTATTTTGGAAATAAGACCTTGTTGCTCAGCAGGTTTATAAGTCTCTGTTGCACCTTTACTTGCCATATTTTGCTTAACAGCATCAGTAATAGGAGTAGCAGTATCAGGTACTTTATCATCAAAAAATCCTGTTTCTTTCAACATATTTTTTGAAGAGTTTATAATATTATCGGCCCAAGTAAGGGCAGTCTTTGCTCCTTCAGATTCAAGAGCACCTAAATAATTTGCTGTCTTTTTAAAAACACCGTCTTCATTTTGTGACTGCGTAGCCAATGAACCAACTGCCGAAGGTGATTCCGTAGTATTTTGTTGAGGAATTTGAGTGTTTGATTCCCCAATACCTTTTTTTTTTACGTCTGTATCAAAATTAACTTGATTTGAATATTGAGGATATTTTTCAACCATTTTTTTAGCCAATGTAAGGTCATCAACATTTGCATATTGAGGATATTTAGCTTTTACTTTTTGAGCAAATTCTTGTGGAGTAATTGGATTTTGAGTATCTTCTTCCATAATATTATAATCCCAATCCTAATGGGTCGTTATTTGAGTTTGTATTATTTGTAGCAGGAGTAACAGGAGGAGTTGGAGTTCCTAGTGTAGCTTGATATTGTCTTTTATAGTAATCTTTTGCTTCTTTAATGTCATAGAAATTATATCCCGGATTCTCAGGATTAGGTATCTTCCTTACCATTGTCGACAAAAGAGGAGCGCTATCAATATCGTTTTTTAAAAATTTATTTTTCTTAATAATAGTTGAACTTTCTGTGCCTGTAGTTCCTTCTGCTTCTGTCTTATTTCCTGAAGATTCCCTACCTAATATTTGGTATCCTTTAAGCTCAAGAGCTCCATTGCTATTATTATATCCTATATTAGTTATTACGTTTTGTATTCCTTTACCTTCATTACTAACTAAGTGCTCAATTCTTTGAGATACTCCGTCAATTGGTTTACCTTGAGGACTAACTCCTTTTGTTCTAAGAATTTCTCCAACTACTATTGGCTCAACTGCTTTACTTGCGGCAGTAGGAGCTCTGAATTCTGCTTCTGCCGCTGCTCTTGTTCTTGCTGATTCTTGTAATTGACTTTGAGATGTCATGGACATTTTTACTTCACTATCCATCTTACTCAATATGTTTGTTCTAACCCAATCAGAAGCTTCTTTTTTCTGAGCCTGATAATTAGGACCACTAGCATCTAAAGCAGTCATTGAAGTAGTAGGGTCAACTTTTACAAGTATTTTATTTTTATCAGTAGCGGCTTCTGATTTGCTAAACGTAAAAGATTTATCATTATATTTTCCTAAGTTCTCAGTTAATACTGAACTTAAATTATATTCATTAGAAAAATAAGAACCAATTTGTTGGTCTATAGCATCATTCATACTCTTAACTGTTCTTGCAAATTCAGGATGATTTTTCATAGCCCCTATTCCTAAAAATTCAGTAATACTACCTGCTCTAGCAGTATTTGCCGCTCTATACAACACATCTTTTCTATCCCCAAAAGCTTTAACAGAGTCATTAGTTGCTTTCTCAACATCGAATGTAGGTATATCGTGAGCTATTTTACCCGCAATAACTCCTACGGGAGCTATGTCTTTAGAAAGAACACGCACTGTTTTACCATCAATTACTTTGTCCTCCATTAAACCAATGCCTACAGTTCCGTCAAAAGGATTTATAATAGCTTTTGAGTTATTAAAATTAGCATATCCTTCAACCATAGACATATTGAATATATTCATAGATTGTAATACACCTGAAGTGACACCATCCATTTTATCCTTAAATTTTTCTTGATATGCTTTCGAAAGGTCAAATAATGCTTTTGTGCCATCCATTTGGTTTTGCATCCTTAAAGTCTTATCTCTTTCGCTCATCTGACCTCTCTTGAACAAGTTGTCATCAATTCTAATTTGTTCAATTACATCGTGAGAATAATTATTTATAAATGTATTTGCACTTTCATTTTCTCCTTGAGGAGCTATTGATGCATCATTTATTGATTTACGAGTAGCTTGGTCATACGCATCTTTCTTTTCTTCACGAAGACGATTTGTCTCTAATAACATTCCGCTAACGCTTTTTCCTACTGCATACCAATCTGTTTGATTACTTGCGTCTCTTTCTGCGTACTTATATCCTAAAGGCATAGTTTATTTTTTTAAATATTAAAATCCAACCCCACTTGAGTTTTGACCAAATGGATTATAGTAATTTTGATTAAATGGATTATAGTAATTAGGGTTTAATTGTTGAGCATTTGGAACTTGCGCTGTAGGTGTAGAATAATTTGTAGTCATAGGCATAAAAGGATTATAAGTTAAATTACCTATCCCATTTGAGGTAGTTCTTCCCGCTTGAGTAAGACCTCCTTCAGGCATCACTGACTGTACTTCTTTTCTTCCCTGATTAAGATACAAAGGCATCATATTTACTCCTTGTTGAAGCATATCGCCAACTCCTGCCAATGCCTGAGCTTTTGCTTGGGCCGCATCTGTTTCTGCTTGTTTAGCTATTTCTTGTTGACCTGCAACTTCTCCTAAATCTAATTGAACGTTTAAATCTCTAAGACGACTTTGCTCTGCAATTTGTCTTTGAGTAATAGCTGATGACTCAGCGCTTTGACGTGTTGTAATACCCGCTTGCTGTAAATTCTGACCCATCGCAACTAATCCCGCAGTAGGTACGCCACCTCTTTCACTTTCAGCTCCCGCTTCAATTTGTTTAGAACCTAAAGAAAGCATAGCATCTCTCTCTAATTCATAAGGTGTTTTATTAATCGCTTCTTGAAGAGCAAAGTTTTGTTGTAGTTTTGCTCTAGCTGATGCCATTGCTTTAGCTGCATCTGCTTCTGCCTGTTTCTGCTTTGTTTTTTGTGCTCCTGCTTGCGCAAAAGACATTCCTGTCGAAGCTCCTGCTATTGCTAAACTGCCTAGTGCTATTGCTGTTGTTGTTGCTATTGCCATTTTATAATATTTTTATCATTTCACTTGTGTAACTATCTCCTTTTGACCATCCTAAATCCTGATAGGTTTTTATTAAACTTTGATTCTTAATTAAAGCGTATCCGTATTTACTTCCTGTATTTTTACTTATATTAGTAAGAGACTCTATTAATAACTTAATAGCTTCCCTTCTCTTGTCTTTTATTTTATATTCTTTATTTGAAACAATCCAATCTACCCAAGCCACACTTGAGTTAGTCATGTATATGAAACCTGCGCAAATTGGTATATCTCCATCATAAACTATAATACCTCCTTTGCCATCATCAGGCAAAAAATCTTTAGCAGGTGCTGTCCAATTCCATTGTGCCCACCATCCTATAAGAATTTCTTGATAATCATTTTCATTTAGACCTCTAATAGTTAGTTCCATATAGCACAAAGATATTAAATTTAAGGATAACTTTTCATTATATTAGCCTGAACTGCGAGAAGTTCAACTTTGCTAGTTGAATTATTTGTAGCTGTAAATGTACAATAATGTCCTAACACTCCATGCGATTCTGCCACAGAATTTTTAATATATAAAAAATAAGCATTTTGAACAGGTATTGGAACTGTCGTATATCCCGGAACTGTTGTGGTAATAACTATTCTATTTATACCATTAGGGTAGTCAGAATTTACAGCGGTTACTTTTCCTGCAAGCAAAGGAGTATTAGAAGGCGATTGAAAGAAATATAACAAATCACCAATACTAATTATATTTCCTACTGCTACAAGTGGATTAATTGAAAAATTAATTGTAGTTCCTGATGTAACAGAAGAACTACTACCTATCCCATTTAAACTTCTTAAGGCCAATTCTCCTATTGAGTTATTTCTAATAAATGCAAAATAAGACGCTTCTTTCTTTTGAAACCAAGTGTAGTCAATATATCCCGAATATTGCAAGTCAGTTTGTAAAGTAATACCCCAAAGTGAATCTCCTTGAAGAGTTATTGTTTTGAACAATTTATTCTCAAGAACGGAATTATTAAATACGCTAGTAATACTACTAGGAGTATATGCTCCTGATGAATTACCCATCCTAGTCCACCAATCTTGGTAAAATGTATTACGAGATTCGTTTACATTGTGTCTATAAATATTACCTCCTTTAAATGTATAGAAATAATTGTTCATTCCAATCATCCAATCAGGTTGATAAGAGTAGTATGATACCCATCCTGTAACTCCTTCACTATATGATAATGTATAATTTGGCATAGTTATTTTTAAATTTATATTTTTAGCATGGACTACCTATACTTGATATCATATCAATTGCTCCACTAGTTATTGAATACACACTAACTCCTTTTCTAAATCCACTTATGGTAGTCAATGTAGTTAAAGCAGCATCTGTATATAAATCAACATCAACAGCTAATACGCTTACACTTGCATAAAGAGTTATAGAACCTGAACTTGTAAATCCTGTTGTTCCTCCTGAGCAAGTAACGGTTCCTTGTTGACCTACAAACGAGTAAGTAGTACAATTACAAGTTTGCTGAGGTAATAATACTCCATCAACTAATTGTCTTACTATACCTGCTTGAGAATAAAATCCATTAGCCGCAAAAGTAGTTAAACTAGAATTAGTAAAAATAGAAGTTGCAGTAGAAAAAGATGAACTTGTATAATATGTTGAAGTGGTACAATGACAACAACCATCAAATATACTAGTAGAAGCGTAGCATAAAGATTGCGCTATAGAGCTTCTCAAATCCCAAATCAAATAAAGATATTGTCCGCTTGAACTTGCAGGAACTGTAAAATTAGCGCTGTATAGTGGAGATACTCCTGTAATAGGAGTCGCTACCGTAGATGCCGATAATAAACTATTTATTTGCGAAGTGGTATTAGTATATAGTGTTGAACTTCTTAAATATCTAAATTTATTTTGTGATGGATTAAATACGTAATTATCAGGAGGTATTTGATTAGAAGATAATATCATCGTACTACCTTGAGGAGGGAATCCACCTGTTCCTACATTACCTAACGTTACATTATATCTTGATACCAACGGATTATTTGTTCCGCTTTCAAATAAAACTAAATTAGATAATAGAGGGCCTATAAAAGTTCCACTAGTATATCTATATTGACTATGTATAGTTTGCCCTGATTGTTCATCATTAGTTACTACTACCTCAATTATTGTCATTGATTCAGGAACACAACAATTAGCAAGAACAGCTACAACCATATCTAAATTATACTCGAGTGTTATCTGTGCGGTTTGTATAGATACATTGTTTTTATTAAATGAAATACTTCCATTAACTTTAGTAACGGTTGAAGTAGTTATAACTCCATTATAATTTACAGATACTTTTAATCCTCCTGTTCCTGCCTCTATATTAGAAAATACCCAATTGATTTGAGTTTGACCAACAACAGAACCTAAATCAACACAATATACTTCTTGTTTTGTTTCGTGAGCAACACTAGTAGATAATGTAAATGTTTGTGATATACCACAACCTACGCATTTAGCATTGATAGGTAATAATATATCATTACTTGATAATATATATTCATTCATATATGGGTCAAAACCACCGAGCTTTTGAGTGTTGAAAGAAGTGTTAAACATATCTCTAAACCAAGTTCTCATATTGTTATTTGATACCACAGATAACTCTTCATTTTGAGTTTCTCCTCCTCTTAATTGAATAACCGTACCACGTTTTGCATCAGTAAAATATCTATCGTAACCCCATTGAATATAACTCTCAGGATTAAAACTAATACCGTACTTTTCAGTACGTGCTATTTGAGTTCCTAATACCTCAGGAGTGGCTGAAATTATTCCTCCTACAGCAGCATCAGATAATAAATTTTTACCCGCTAAAACGTAAGATATTTTATCTTCTTGTAAAGTAAGAACATCTGTATTTCTTCCGTCCAATAATTGTATCTCTCCAAAAGAAGTTTCACAATGTTTGAAATTAGATAGTCCTGAGTTAAATTCGTTTAATTTATTTATGTTGGTTTCTCCATTATAAATTCCACTATATGTAATATCTGAAAATCTATCTGCTTCTTTATAATCTTGAATTGTTACTGTAGTAACTCTTTGGCCAAAATTAAAGGAATTACCAATAATAGAATCACGTATTTTATAACTCTCAGCGCCATTCCCGAAAGCAAAACAATTAAAGAAATTAGTATCAATAATAGCCGGTATGTTAGAATCTATAGCTTGATTTTGAATATTACCCTCATGGTTTCCATTTTCATCAATAGCGAATGATAGTTCATTTTCATAAAATAAATTAGGCAAAGCATTAGTAGGTTCCGTTTCAAATATTATTGTATTTTCCGCACGAAATACTTCTATGTTAGCTGTAATATAAATTCTACGAGAATATAGGTAATTATAACCCGTACAACTATTTGTACTACTAAACATAATACTAAGTTCATTTGTAACAGCATTTCTATAAAATTGCCAATAATTAATATTAACATTTGTATTAGTCAATGGAGTAGATGTACCGGGAATAAATTGATTAATCTCGTTATCTCCTTTGTTAACACCTGAATTTATAGTAAGTTTAATATTGTCTCCAATAAACCAATCGTACATATTATCATAGTCAGTAGACGCAGTATATACTTTATCTAATGTATATCCTCTTTGCTCGCAAGCTCCTCCTACACCTGCTCTATTCCAATCAACATACCATTCAATTCTACTACCCGCAGGTATGTTATAATCAACATGGGTCCATGTAGGATGAGCGGGGTCAGTACCTGCTACATTCATAGGATAGCTTAATATTGCAGAGTTTCCTTGTGCTGCCCATATAGAAAATTTTCCCGGTGCTACAAAAGCATTTTCTGTTTGCGCTAAATTAAAAGTATTAGGATTAACTTTCATGTATAATCCTGCGGGTACATTTATATTTTTAGTAGGGTCTAAAGTGCTTTTTATCTCAATAAATTGTTTTGCTTGCGCTGTTTTCTCAAGAACAGTAGTATAGGCACAACTTGAAACAGGTCCCGATGTATCAGCCTTGATAATTAACCTATCTCCTACTTCTATTTTTTTAGTATTTTCGCCTTCTAGTAAAAGCCATGCTTCATTAGTCTCAGGATTTACAAAAAATAAATTACTATAAATAGTCTCATATTTATCAGCATCAGGTTTAATTACAAATTTATATCTCTTAGCCCAACTTGGAGCTCTTTGAGTTATAGGTATAGTAACTTGAATACTATTTTTATTTAAAGAATATCCACAAGGAATATGCTGTGCATTATTTGTGCTTACTAAAGCTGATGTAGCTCTATTAAATTCATCCATGTATACAATACCGACCTCATATCCTCTATTACTATGTAAACTAGAAGGGTTTGCTATTTCTTGAAATACAACTTTTGCATAAGTTACTTTATAATATTCATAAGCCATTTTTGTTGGAGTTGTAATATTATCAACATATTCCATTGAAGGAAATTGAAGTCCAATAATAGTACTAGCGGGAGTTGTTACTATTTTTATAGGTTCTAAAATAGCATTGATACCACTACCATATTTTGTCCATACAGTACCTGTTCCTAAATTTAAAGGTAGAGCACAATTAAAAGTATCTGTAAATGTAACACCATTACAAGATGTTGCTACAGGAAGTATATTTAAAACAGTTCCTATTGCATTTTGAAATTCGGGACTTGAAGCTAATTGATAAACAGATGTATATGAAGTAGTTAGTAAATAACTAAAAGATAAAGTAATTAAATCTGTATTTTGATTAGGAGCAGGAGTATAACCTGTCCATTGAGAATGAGATATAGAAACGTCCAATGATATAAAAGAACCTTCAACTAAATCAATTCCTGCTAAGTCAAATAACAAAGTAGAATCAGACACAGACAGTCCTGCTCTTGAAGGGTCTATATTGTACACTCCTGCACTTAAAGAATCTGTAAGAGTAGTATTACCAATTGGCACACTAATTAATTGCGTAAAATATTCAAGTTTTGTTGGAATTCCATTTTTATCAATTAAGTCATATCCTTCTACGTAATTACCATACATTAATCTATTACCCATTAAAGTTTGAGCCTTAGCAAAACGAGGAACGTTATCATAAAGTCTTAATATTTCATCCTCATTTAATATGGTATATATTTTACTATTGTTAAATGAATAAGTATAAACTTGATTATTAGCAAGACCTGCATCAGTCTTATTTATTTTTTGAATAACTTTTAATATATTGCTCTCTGCTTGTTTAAATAACAAATCAATACCAACTACAAGAGGGCCCCCTGAATTATAACTTACAATTACTGTATTATAATAATTAGTCATACCTTCATTTAGCATACTATTGATATCAAATTTAAACTGACTAGGAATAAATGCAATATCGGACCACTGAGACGTAGCCGAATACTCTCCATCTATATATTTATATCTATAAGCAAAAGAAATAAATCTAGTTTTTAGAAAGTTCTCTTGACCACTAGTTAATATAGGTTGAATTGAAGGAGATTGCGTAGGTGGTTTTTTTATTACAAGAATAGATTCTGCGCTAAATTGGTCAACATTACTAATTGGATTAGCATAATTTCTATTTATATTTATAAATCTTGGAGCATTATAATCATCTGTCCAAAATAATAGGTCATTAATTATATTTACTCCCGTTATAAGATACGCTGAATTGAAATTTAGTATGGTATTTAAACCATTTCCGTCATTTATGCTTATAATATGATACACTAGTATATCTGTCAACATATTATAAGATACAAGCAAATCAAGTTTTCCTGTTGGACTAGCAATAAATGAAGAATCGTGAACAAACCAATATATAGTTTCATTAGCACTATCTTCAACAGCGCCTATACATTTTGCATCAGTACTTAATAAAGTTCCATTTATATAGGATAACGATGTCAGTGAAAGATTTCCTTTTGAATTCTCAATAACTCCTACTTCAGAATTTTCAGTAGAACCCATTCTAATATTCATAGCGTCAACGTATTCTCCATCAGGAAGAAGTCGTTGGTCAACTATTTTATTCATTCTACCTGATAAAAAATTTCTTGTAAAATCTGTCATATTATTTAATTATCTTATCCATACCTCTTAAATTCATTAAAAGTCTTCCCGGATGAATATTACTAATTCTTATTTTTGCGTTCATTAGAAGAGCTCTCCTGTCTTTTTTAGCACGCTGTATTACATATTCTTGGACTCCAAATTTAGAATTTAATATTTCATATTTTATAGCGGCATAAATATATTGTTCAAATAACTTATTAACTGTAATTAATGAATTATCTCCTCCCTCCATACCATCGGAAACATACTCAAGAATACATACTTCTCCTGCCATGCTTGAGTCAAAATTAATAACACCTGCTTTCTTGTCTATTTTAAAAGTAGGGTTAAAGTTAGCTGTCTCTGTATTTAAGCCAAACGCAGTATTTATACCATAGTCAAAATACCACATCCCTTCAAAATACCAACCTTCAGCACCGTTGAATTGATTATCCTGATTTACATAAATACTTTTTTTAGTTTTAGTAAGTCTATCAAAATCAATAGTAGAATATTGAGGCTTAAGTATATTACCATTTTGGTCAAATAATATATTCCCTTGTTGGTCTTGCAAATAAGCATTGGAGGATATTGCTTGAATATTCTCAGTAAGAGGTCTTAACCATCCATCTTTATATAATGATATTCTAACCCAATTCACGTAGTCAGATGGAAGTACATATCTTAATGAGTCAGCTACACTTAGTTCTAATACTTTTACTTCTTTAAAAGCATCATAATTAAGTTCTTGTATTGCTCGTTTTGCATGAAATATAATTTTATATCGTTCTTCATTATTCACTAATGAGTGATTTCCTGAGTACATTAATAGAAAATTATTTACTATATCATCTAAGCTAACATATTGATAAGAACCCCAATTTGCATCTTGAGGTTCATTACCATTATTATCATAATATTGATATTCAGATATATACGCCATTTTTTATTTTTATTATTATTATTGTTGCATACTGAAACTTGGTTGCTCGTGCTGTTGTTGAGCAGTTCCAAATTGAGACACTTCTATTTCACGAAGTGATATACCAAAGTACTCAAGCATTTTTGTTACTAACTTATAACCATCTTCGTTTGGCAATTCAAAATCTTGATAATCAGGTTGTGATTGGTCAAATACAGGTTCCCCACTATTCAACGATATATAAGTCCATTTAGGAACTTTTGGATATCTAAAATACACTGCCTGAACTTTTCCTTTTGCATCTATAGTATCAGGATATAACTTAATTGTAGTTCCTTCTAAAGTATATGATGGATAAAACTCAGAAGGACTTGTTAAAGATGAGTTATTAAGCATTGTTATTTTACTAAGGCTAACTTTATCAGCTTCTTTTAAATTTTTTGAATAAATATTATATGTTTGTCCTGATGCTGTAAAAATATTTGAGCTTAATGCTAATGAGGCATTTGAACTAATAACTGAAATTGTAGCAATAGCACCTGTATTTTGATTAACAACAGTATCTCCTACAGATAATCCATCAGATAAAAATGATGCAGTAGAGTCTATAAGTAACCCTGATACTGAAGCTGTAGTTGTACCTGATGCAAGCTTATTAGTATGACATAGTATTTTTAAAATATAATAAGCATCATTACCTACAGTAGTAACAGTAGGCGTAGAGAATGAACTTCCTCCTAAATTTACTAAATAATCTGTAACTAAGAATGACTCTAATGTTTCAGCTATAGGTTGTGCCACATCGGCATAATCAGTCCCTGATACACGAGTATTTTCGGCATTTATAGTTTTATTAAAACTACTATAATATTCTTCATATATTTCCATTTGTGCGTTAGCCGCAATCAAATTAAAATCTGAAGGAGAAACATATCCGTAATTATTTTTATTTAGTATTGTTAATACTGAATTTCTAACTTCGTTTATCATTTTAAATCTTTTTACAAATATACATAAAAAAAAAGCACAGAATTATCTCCTGTGCTAATTTCCGACCATGGACACCATAATCCCGTAATCTTTTTTATTTTACTAAGTTTGCTTCTAACATTTTTAGTGAATCAATACCTTCATCACTTGATAAGAAGAAAGCGGCCATATCATAAGGGTCTTCCCCAAATGGTACTGATAACATTTTCTTTTTGTTAGTAGGGCTATTAAACCATACTTCTCTATCGTTATTTCGTAATGCTAATAATTTTTCTTCGAACAATAAACGAATTTTAGCCTGAAATTGTAACTCAGGGTCATTTAATGTAGCTAAGAAACCACGAGGGTCATTTTTAGCAAATACCAATATGTCTCTTTTTAATTCTGCTGTAGAGATAGTTGATGGGTCCTTACCGAACATAACTCTAGTAAGGGTTTCAAGTTGGTCAAGAGATAATTTTCTTGCTTCAACTAATGCATCAATTTCAACATCTAAATCTTCTACTTCTGAAGCTGCATTCTTTTCATCATCTACTTCAACAAAAACTCTACCGTTTAAAGGATGGTAATGTAAAAAAGCTTGTAATGCAGGGTTTGTTCTAGGAACACTTAAAAATCCATCTTCAAACATAATCGGTTCAATGATTGCATTTCCATCTTGTTCATCCTCAAAAGGAGATTTTTGATTTACTGCATATCTAAGAGCACGATTTTGATTATTCTTTTCATCATACCACATTAAAGGAAAACGAGGATGATTTCTTGCCGCTAAACTATAGGAAAGCGGAGTTCCTTGTACTAATTTATAGACCTTGTCTACTGAAACAACTGTTGCCATTTTTTATAAGATTTAATATAATTTAATTTAAAAAATAAAAAGGAGAGCGCCAATAAAGACACTCTCCAATTTGGTATTATTTAACCGTAACGGAATAATACGAAGTTATTTGCACCAAGAGTACATACACATCTTTCAGACAAGAAGTTTACCTCCATTGCATCTAAGTCAGATGTTTGAGCACCACCGGCAGAACCTGTAATCCACGTTTTGTATCTACGGTCTTCAGCTTCTGAAGCACGGTATCTTACGTGTAAGAAAGGTCGTTTCGCATTTTTACCCATGATTTGGTCATACACTGAAGTAGAACCTGCGGGAACTAAAAGACCTGTGATTGTACCTGTTGCTGTAGCAGCAGTAGTATTCAATCCACCTCTCATAGTTGGGTCGTTTAAGTATTTCCAATCAGATTTGTAGAAATCATAACCTCTACGGAATCCTGTAAATCCTAAGTTCAAAGCCATATCAACATCATTATCGAATAAACCGAAAGATGCAGATTGAGCAACACCACCTGAAGTGTAACCGTTTAATGTAGCTAACATGTTGTCAATATCAAAAGATAATCCACGGTTAACAAACACAACGTTTTCTTCGATAGCACCTTGCTTATCTAAACGAGAAACGATAGAATCCCAATCAGACAATGCAGTTGGTGTACCACCACCCCAAACATTTCCTCTATTGTTTACAACATAGAAGATACCTTCAGTACCACCTGAAGTACCCAAAACAGCCAAAGCTCCTGAACCTGTCTGAGCAGGAACTGCTTCAATCATTGCAGTTTCAAGATAATCTTCAAAACGTAAACGAGTCTCATGCTCTGATTTCAAATACCATAAGTAACCTGTAGCACCGTTCTCAGTAGTAACTTCAACCCATCCGATTTGAGCCATATCAGAACCATTAACAGCATATTTATCTTTTATGATAATAGGCTTGTTAGAGTAGATATCATCTTCTGCTTCCAAAGAACCTACCATACCGTTAGTTCCTTTTTTAAACTCAGAACCGTAAATGAATACAGTACAGTTAGTACTTACAGCAAATGCTTGTCCTGTTGACTCATAATAAGCTACAGTAAAAGTAGTTGCAGAAGGAACTGCAGTAACGATTGCTTTGTTGAAAACACCTGAAGTGTTGTTTTGAATCATTACAGTTTGATTTACTCTAATTGCAATAAAAGTAACACCTGTATCGGCTACAGTAAAAGTTGCTGTGTTAGAGTTAATTGCTGCCGCTGATTGACAAAGAGTGTACTTAATGTGAAGACGACCTTGTTCTGCCCATTTGATTTGGTCAGAATTAGAAGGCATCTCAGCGCCTACCATTCTCAAGAATGATGCGATGGTTCTATTACCATAACGCTCGAACTCTTTTTCGTAAGTATCAGGAAGATACTGATTCAAAAAGTTAAAGTTGGTAATATAGTTTGTTGATAACGCTACTTGCTCCGCTGCCGGTTGTAATGCAAAAGTAGGCGTTCCTAATAATCCACTTGCCATTTTTTTTAATTTTTAATTGTTTTTAAATTCTTTTTATACTGCGAATCTTTAGACTTCTACCGGAATCAGGGTTCATCGCTTTTACCTGCATTCCATCTGATGATTTACTTATTGTAGGTGCTTTTTGTTCAGACATTTGAATGTTTTTAATACTCTTCATTGTACCGTCCGTTCCGTCTGCTTGCCCTTGTTCGTAAAAAAACTTTGCGAACTTTTCAGGATTCATCGCAATTGCTAATGACCTATGATAACCTTCTGCGTCTTTAATTAAACCTTGCTCATCCAAATACTTGTTTATAAAGTTTGCAGGAGTTGATTGGCTCTTTCTAAGTTCAGAAGCGTCTCCGGGACTGAAAGTGATTTGTTTGTCATTAACATTGAACTCAAAACCTTTGAACTCTTTGTTAAATACTTCATCAGACTTTTGGTTAAACCAATTTCTTTTTCTTTCATTCTCTTCGTCAATAGTCTTCGCTTGCTTGGTATATTGCTTATAGCTTTCATAAACTTCTTTCTCCTCATCAGAAATAAATGCAGTACTTGACTCAAGTGGCACTTTATACTTTTCTTTTTGAGTATTAAAAAATCTTTTTGCTTCAGCAACAGCCTTTTTCTTTTCTAATTTAATTCTTCTAATACTTGATTCATCATCATTGTATTCGTCATATCTATAACTTTCCATTAATGTATCAATATCTTCAGAATCTAGCCCCTCTTGAGTAGCTAATAGATAACTTGTAAGTAAACTATCCGCAGGCATTGAGTCATAATCTTTCTTAAGATTTAAAAAGTCCTCAAAACCTCTTCCTGTTTCTTTTTTATATTTCATATAAGCAGATACATCTTCAGGTAAAGCTTCCGCTTCTTCTCTTTGAGATGTTAACTCATCTAATGAATTAATCTGTTTATTATATCTTTTTCCAATATATGAAAGAACTTGTTCTTCGTTTAACTCAGGAGCTTCTTCTATAATTGGCTGTATAATAGGCTCAATAATTTGTTGTATCTCCTGCTCTTGTTCTTGTTGTTGTTCGTGTTGTTCAAGTAATTCTTGTTCTACTTGAGCAGTACCTTTTTCTTCTATACCATCTAACAACCTTACTTTGTATTCCATTTGATTTGATTTTAATTTGATTTAATATTCTACAAATTTATGTAAAATTTTTGATATATTATCGAGGGTTAAATTCTGACAAATCAAACCCATCTAAACTGTCTTCATTTGATTCAAAATTCAACGGAGGTAAATTATTTTTACGTTGGTCTATCAATTTAGATTGCTCTGTATTCTGTTGGCTAATACGTTTAGCCTTAGCATCTTCACGGTCTTGTTCACGCTTACCTAAAGTACCCATTTCCATATTATGAAGTTGTTGATTATAAGCAAATTCTTCAGCCATTAAGTGAGATTTTAGTTCAGCTTCTACTTGCATCTTCTTAATATCATATTCAATCTCCATTTGCTTTAACTGCATTTTAGCTTGCAATTCTCCTTGCATTTTTTGCATAGAAGTTTGTGCGGCCATTTGTTGAGACTGTAATTGTTGTTGAGCAGTCATAGCTTGTTTTTGCATAGCCATCTGTTCTTCTCTATCTTGTTTCTTAATTCGCTTCATCTTTAATAATTGATTAGCAAGTTTAAGATTTTTTATCTCACGTATATCAATTGCATCTTCAAGGTTAATATCTCCTTTAGATAATGCCATCTGAATATTTGCTTCCAATTGAGCTTTTTGTTCTTCATCAGGAGCAATTTCTATAAATATTCCAAAATCATATATATATAAATCTGATATATCATTTAAAATAGAAACATTATATCTTCCAATTTTATTTATGAATTCATCTTTAAAATCAGAATATTCTAAAATATCTCCAATTCTATATGTTAATGCTTCTGCTATTGAACGATAAATATATAAACCCCCATCTAATATATGACGAGTAGCTGTATTTGAATTTAATGCGGCTAACTTTTGTAATCCAACTAATGAATTAGGGTCAGGAGTAGAAGCATCTCTAGCTTCGTTTAGACCTGTTACCGTTCTAATCATATCCATATAGTGGTTATAATTACCAATAAGCATCTGCGTTTTTGCCGCACCTGAATTCGAGGTCAATTGTGTAATAGGGACTTTACCATTATTAAATTCTCCATCTTGAGTATAACTTCTACCGATTACAGAACCTGTTTGGAAATAAAGTCTTAAAGCATCCTCAGGATTATAAGCTGCTCCATTACCTAGGTCAACTTCATTAAGTCCATCAGCATCAATAAACACACCATCAGGTACAACTCTATTTATTACTTGTTGTATTTTTAAGTGAGTAATTTGAATAAGGTCAGCAAATGGTATCATTCTTCTAACTGTAGATTCAATAGCTCCTTTGTACATACGTGGTGCAGATGCAATATAATTTGGTAATGCATGTTGTGTTGCAGATTTAGGTCTTACCATATTCTCAGACATTTTCCACTGTAAAAGAATATTAGTTCCCATTACCATGATACCTTCATACCAAACATCAATGGTCTTCTCTATTTTCTCAAAATTACCTTCTTCCATCATTTCGGCAGGAGGATTGAACGTATCATCTTTTGCTATAACACGAGAACCACCGTTATCAAGAATTTTCTTTTTATATACTATTTTCTTAGTAGTCTTATAATTAAAGTACATCAATGTACAAGTGTCACGTGAGAACACGCTATTCTCATAAAATTGAGCAACATTATAATAATCATACCATCCTTGACTATATTGAGTAATTTCTTGTAAGTCTTCCTTTGTTAAACTTTGGTCAATCTTCATTAACTCAGTAATAGCTACAGTTTTTATCTCTCCCCAATAGAAACAATCTTTGAAATAAGGGTCCTCTGTATAACTATATACCACATTGGCAGGGTCAACATAAGAAATCTTAACTCCTGTTCCTTGTAAAAATTCATGTTTTGCTATAGATATACCAAGTACTGTTGCATCATAATCTAATC